GGGGGTGTGCTACCCCCTAGCCTTCCAAAGTTAAAACCAAAAGTTAGCATAGTAGCTCCTTAACTTATCCAACATACATCTGTAGCTGTGATACTACTACAAGACCCATCAAATGCTAAATCTTGTCCAGCCGACACCTCTACATCAAGGGTAGTACCATCTATTGTAAATGAGACTGTACTATCAGCAGTAGCGTGTAAGATATTATGTCCGTTAGGCACAAAGCTACTAGGTGTGCCTATAAATGTATTAGCTTGTATCGGAAAAGCTTGTATAATCTCTGAACTGTCTTTTCTCATTTTATATCCTTATATTGCTCTTCTATAATTGGTCTCGAGCTTATTTTTCATATTGGAAGTGAAGTCTTTAGCTGAAGCTTTGTAGAGTTTATCTAACATCCTACCATACTTCTGAAGCTCCATCTCACCTCTTTGTATATTGTTTGCGTCATTGTCATCTTGCAATGCAGCACCTGTAACATAGTGTATGAAAGCTACTAGCCAGAAATCAGGAAGTAGTAGTTCATCTGTCATATTTATAAGTAGTGGTGGCACACCTTTATAAAAGATAGTAATACTATCAAAATCAACCTCACTACCATCATTGTAAACTTCTAGTTTGTTGTGAGGCAACAAATCTTTGAGAATACAAGGAGTAACTATAGTTTGATTGTCTATGTCATTTATAGTTTGTATAGGTAGTATCTCTCCATTAGCCTCAGCTCTTGTAAGTGCTATACAATCTGATGGCAAGTCATAGATAGTCTGCCCTGCTACCATAGGGATACTACTCTCTACTCTATGAAAACCTGTGAAGATACATATGTCATTTTGGCAGAGTGATACATATAACAGTAACTGCTCATCACTCCATCTCTCGTTAAATGAGTCTCCTAGTCTTCTGCGAACTGCATCGATGACATTATTTGCTGTCATCTTTAGCTACCTTAGATTTAGGTGCTACTGCTGGTTTAGGTTTAGGAGCTACTGTTGGTTTAGGTTCAGGAGCTACTGTTGTAGCTAAAGCCAACTCTTTTGTTTTAAATACTTTACCGGGTTTATTAGGATTGTGATACATTTTTAGCCTTTTTATTTTATGATTATGTGGAGACCTTAGGAAGGAATATTATGACAAGTAATATTGTTAGCTATTACAAGGTCTCCACATAGTCATAATAACTAATACCCGAAGGTATTAGTTAGTTAGCAGCATAGTTACCGTTTCTCAATGAAGGAGATACTTCATCAATTACTATTCTAGCTACGCCCGTTTGAACTTCTGTTCCTGCTGATCCTGATGTGATACCCACTGTTACAGTCTGACCCACTTTGAAATACAAGTCTTCTGCTGTAGAAGCTGTTAAACCTGTAGCATCAACAGGGACATCAATAAATAGTGATTGTCCTGCGATATCTACTGAAATTGTTGCGCCAGATGGGAATGCTTCATCTACTATAAGATAAGCTTTCTTAACTATTGTATCTGCTTCGATAACAGCAGCAGTCCAAGCATCACCAGATTTGATATAAGTAGGACCACTACCAACTCTTTGCGAACCCTCATCTAGCATAGCAGGGCAAGTAACTACCACTGCTTCTGATGTTCTTTTGTCTTGATTGCCATATAGAGGCGTTACATTTACATATGCACCCATTTACTACTCCTTAGTTAGCTCTGAAGAATGTATCAACTACAACTATACCAAAGTCGAACCCACCAACTTTAGCCTCGTTATAATCATCATTTTCAGCTTTTAGGATTGTTTTTTGAACATTCATCCATACTTCTAGTGCACTCTCAGATTTGATACCAAAGTCTTGAGACTCTTGCCATTTATAATCTGGTTGTTTACCAAAACCTATCTGAACTGCACTTCTACCCAAGATAAGTGCTCTTGAAGCTTCTTTAGTGCCAGACCCACCATATCCAGATTGACCCTCAAATAGACCTGTGCTATCCACGTGTCTAAGCCCTGGAATTTCTACTTCTGATTTACCTAGTTGAGAACTAGCTGTTCCAAATGCAGTATCGGCCTCAATGAACACAAATGAACCTATCTTACCGATAACACCTTTGATAAGTCTATTGCCTTCACCTCTCACATCACCCATAGCTGTAACATCTATGAATTTAGTGTCTTTTCTAAGGTCTCTTGAAGCTCTACTATCAACTACTACTAACCATACTCTTTTACCATCAGCTAGTTGATAAGGCTCAAGTGGTCTTCTAGTTCCACCAACACTATAACCTTTACCTGATTTGATGATATCTTCCACATCAAGAACGAAGTCATAGCTCCATACATCGTTGCTATCTAACGAACTGATATCTGTTTTACCATTTGGTAAAATTCTATGAGTAGGACCTTCATTGTTAAGTAGCCCTTGCATCGCATCAAAAATCATCTGGTCTTTAGCTCTAATGAACAAATCAGACAATTTGTTTCTACTATCTGAGTGTTGTGAAATTGAAAGGTCTCCAACATTCACAGCATCAAAAGCATCACCATTATCAACTGACCATCTAAGTCTCTTAACTCTTAGCTTATCAGAAAATAGTTTCTTTTGCTCTGAGTTACCCCAAGCTTGCTCTTTATCTGCGTGAGCTTTAGATGTCAAGTTACCATCAAATTGAAATCTAATCTCGTGTCCGTCTTTTGCTGACATATCATTCTTTTGATAAATCACTGCATCTGTAGTTGTACCTGTTAATCCAGCCCAGAATGAAGTTGCTGCTTTCTGAACCAACCCCTCCAACATCCAGCCATTACGGACTAGCAGACTATCATAAGGAACTACGCCAGTATTTGTAGCTGTTGCCATATACTATCCTTTGTTTAAAATATTGTTGCTGAGTAGTCAATACCTGTTTCTAGCTGAGGGTCTTTATCCCCACCAGGAACCGAGTTGAGGTTTGTAGGCACCTCAACTTGTGGATTAACTACCACCTTATCAGCGTGAATGAAGTTATAAGCTTTTTCTAAAAACTCTTGCATTGTCCATTCTCCACTAATAACCTTTTGTTGCCACGCTGGAGGCGTATTAAGCTCTAATTCTTGAGGGTCTAGAGGTTGTTCAACGCTCTTGTTAAACTCTTTTAGTGCCTCAAGCCTTAGCTCTTCTGCAGTAGCTTGTCTAGCCTGTTTAGTTACCTCATTGAGCTTCTCTTCAATGGTGCTATTTGCTTTAGCCTCAAGCTCTCTCATTTTACTATACCACGCATCAGGGTCTGTGAACTTAAGAGCATCTAATTCCTGTTGTTGTTCAGGTGTGAGTGAAGCAGTAGGTGTTTCATACTTCTTCAACTGCTCTTTCAATGCTGCTTGTTCTGCCTGCAGGGCTTTTAACTCTTGCTGCGCCTTAGTATATGAGGATTGAGTGTCTCTAAATGACTTGGTTGCTGCTATTGCTGCCTTCAACTCAGGAGAGATACCTTCAGGATAGATAAATTTACCTTTATCATCCACTTGTATCTCTTTTAGCGTCTTATTGATGATTTGTTGGATATCCTCTTTTTGTTGAGGTTCCTGCTCATCATCTGACTCACTATTATCTAACTGCTCGAATATCTCAGGGGCATACCCTAGATAGTCATCCGCAGTTTTTGGTGTCTCATTTTCTGGTGTGTCTGTAACCACTTCAGTTTCGGGTACTACAGTGTCCATATCATTCCTTTGTTGCTATTTCATCTTATATCTTGAGAGATATGAGAGATTATATTTGATTATAGTCTATTATATCTTAAATTATTCTTAATAAATCTTTAATTAAGAATAATTTTGATATTATTGAGTATGAATTATAGGAGAATTACTATTCTCATCAAACAAAGGACTACTATGGCAATAGACCCACTAATAAAAAAGAAAATAGAAGCAGAATTACGACTAGGCAAAAACAGCAGGGAACTATCAGAGAAATATGATATCTCTTACAAAACTATACAAATTTGGAAAAAGAAAATCGATGCGGAGATGGTCGAGGTTGACATTGATACAGCACTATCTTATGATGAGGCTACACTGTATGGGGTGGTTAATAAGCTTCAAGAGGAGGATGCACCTGCTCTTGAAGTTGAGAAAGCTAAGAAACTAGCTGAAGATGTGATAGGACTACAAAGAATTGAAGCCAAAACACGAGAAATCAGTATGGCTATACTATCACAAACACAGAAGTATGTGGAGGTGAATGATTGCAGTCTTAAAGAGCTTAGAGAGGCATCTGGCATCGTAACTACTATTCATAATGCACTATTCAACAAAAACACTACCCAAGTGAATGTAATGAATAACAATACTACGAACATATCGAGCGAAAAGCTAGAGCTATTTAAGAGTAGCTTGAAAGCTTAGGAGGTTGCGATGTGGACACTCCAGAACATAACTAGTGAGCAGTATGATGAGATTTATGAAGGCACTATTGCGATGGATGTCAAGGAGCTATTTGAGCGAGAGCCTGAGAGTGATGAAGATGCTCTGGCTAATTTCTATCCCAGCAAACTATGGAGGCTGAATAGTGGAATATACAAGATTGAAAGCAAAGAAGGCGAGCTAATCCCGTTTGAGATGAACTGGGCGCAACATAGTGTCTATGCTAACTATCTCCGTCATCCTCGTATGCTGATACTCAAATCTCGACAACAAGGGATAAGCACATTCTGGCTAATCTTTTTCTTTGATGCTACACTTATGAATGATAACAGCAAATACGGGCTAATGGCACAAGGTCTGAAAGAGGCAAAAACCTTGAAAGAAAGGGTAGTCCGTGCGTGGGAACACTTCCCTACAGAACTAAAAGAGTTTTTAGGTCTGAAAACTACCAAAATCAACCACGACGAATTTGCACTATCTAATGATAGCAAGATTTACATATCCACATCTTTCAGGTCAGGCACACTACAGGGACTACACATCAGTGAGTTTGGTATGATAGCCGCTAAAACCCCTGAAAAAGCCAAAGAAACAAAAACTGGCTCTATGCAAGCCATCAAAGGTGGACTACCTGTCATACTCGAAAGCACAGCTATGGGTAAAGGCAATATGTTTTATGAGGAATGGGCTAAGGCTACCAACCACACTGGAAATTTGTCTCCAAAAGACTTCTTACCTGTGTTTCTTAGTTGGGTAGATGACCCTGATTGTAAGTCTTGGGTGCCTCAAGTAATTGATAGAGAAGCAGCCGACTACTTCGAAGAGCTGTGTGTGGAGTATGAAAAATCCAAAGGTGTGCCTCTAGTGCTGACAGATAGACAGAAGTGGTGGTGGGTCTCACAACTACGCGAGTTCAACGGCGATAGGGATATGATGGGGCAGGAATATCCTGGATTTGCAGATGAAGCGTTCAGTGCTACCAAAGATGGAACTTACTGGGCGAAACTATATAGAACTGAAGTTGTATCCAAAGGTCACATAGTTGAGGGACTATATGAACCTGTCCTTCCTGTGGATGTAGCTATTGATTTAGGTATGAACGATACTATGGTGTTAGTCTTCTTCCAACTACACAACAATGAGCTGAGGGTCATAGACGAATATCACAATAATGGAGAAGGGATACTACACTATGTTGAGCTGATGCGTAGCAAGGGCTATCACTATAGGTCTGTCTTCCTTCCTCACGATGCTGTGGTGAAAGAATTGGGAACTGGAAAGAGTCGCTATGCCATATTTAGGGAGATGGGCGTGCCTGTGCGACTACTACCTCGAACAAAGAGTGTAGTAAATGACATAGAGTTGGTGCGAAAAGCCATACCTCATATGTATTTTGATGCTCAGAATACTAAATATCTGCAACTAGCTATGGAGAATTACACCAAAGAGTGGAACGATAGATTAGGTGTATTTGCAGATAAACCTCTGCACAATGAGTTCAGTCATCCTGCTGATGCTATAAGATATATGGTAGTTGCGAGCTATCATAGAATTAAACCAAAGGGACAACCCTATGCAACTCGAAAATCTCATAAACTCAATAATGTGGTGGATGGACTCGCTCTATGAAAGAAGACTATCTGCTACTACTACTACTACT